GTTCGAGTGAACACGACCCGTTAGACCTTATGGGTAGAATGGCAAGACTATTAGACGAACAGAACGTACCTGAAGAAGGTCGTTGGTTTGTTGCAAGTCCTGATTTCTATGAAGTATTAGGACAATCTAGTTCTAAATTGTTATCTGTCGACTATAATGGTGGACAAGGTTCAATTAGAAACGGATTAGTTTCTAGTGGAAAACTTCGTGGATTTGATATGTACAAGTCAAATAACATTGCTGCTGCATCTAATGCTGCCGGTAAAGTTTTGGCAGGTCACATGTCTTCTACAGCTACTGCAAACACAATACTATCAACAGAAGTGTTGAGAGACCCAACATCGTTTGGTGACATTGTGAGAGGGTTACATGTCTATGGTTCGAAAGTACTTAGAGATGAAGCTATTGTTAGTGCCTTTTATGGTATTGACTAACTACTAAAACTTGGGGGAGTCTTCGGACTCCTCCTCTTTGTTTAACGCATAAAGTTTATAGGAGTAAATAATATGACAATCGAAAATATAAGAGATACTGGACGTAACTCAGCAAGAACAGTTGATGTTCGTGTATTAGCTGAAAAAATCCAAAAACCTTCAGATACTGAAGCAGTAGTTGCAGCTAATGTAATTACAGCAGCAGAGTCAGGAACTCGTTTCGTAATGAACGTAGCAGCAGCTAAAGTCTCAACTCTACCCGCTCCGGCAGCAGGTTTAGAGTATTGGTTTTATGTTGGAGCAACAGAACCTACAGGTACTCATACAATAGTAACAGCATCAAGTGCTAATATTATTGTGGGTAACGTATCTTCTCCGGAAGATGCAGCAGGTAGTGTAGCTACAGTTACAGATGCAGATACTATTTCATTAGTAGCTAGTAAAGCAGTTCATGGAGATTTTGTTCATGTCTGGTCTGATGGCACTAACTGGTATCTTACTGGACAATGTAAAGTTCAAGATGGTATTACAACAACTCAAGCGGGTTAGTAATATAGTCTAGGGCATTACCTAGTACCGATTCGTAAGTGGAGAAGGAATTTTATGTTCGCTTCTCCCTTACACTTTAATTAAAAAGGAGAAAGATATGATGTACGGAAAAGATAAGAAGAAAAAAATGATGGATGGTGGCAAAGCTAAAAAGAAAATGATGTATGGTGGTAGAGCTGCATATAGTGCAGGTGGAGAAGCTATGCCTAAAGCAAAGCCTTGCTAATATGAAAGGCGTAAAACACTATAAAAAAGATGGAACTGAACATAAAGGCACTTCTCATAAAATGCCTAATGGAGATTTACATACAAACAAATCACACACTAAAACAAGTGTAAAGTTATTTCACTTTAAAGACTTAAGTAAAACAGCACAGAAAAAAGCTAAAGGTAAAAAATAATGGCAACTTCATTTCTAACATTAACAAACGATGTTCTTAGAGAACTAAACGAAATTGAATTAACTTCAGCAACTTTCCCAAGTTCACAAGGTATTCAAAGTTTTGTAAAAAATTCTATTAACAAATCAATTAATGATATAGCAAACGAAGAACCACAATTACCTTTTTTCTCAGTAGCTCCTAGTGGTGGAACTGATCCTTTCTATGGTAATGTTACTGTAGCAAGTGTTGAAGGAACTAGGTGGTACACAATTAAATCAGGAAGCTCTAGTATAAGTACTGATTATTCGTCTCTTGATTGGGATGATTTTTATATTACTACAATAGGAGTTAGTGGAGAAACATCACCTTATGTTTCTAAAGGTTTAACTTTTATTACATTAGATGATTGGAAACGATATCAAAGAGATGCAGAAAATAAAGATGATGCAGAAGAACAAGCGTATGCAGAACCACAGTTTGTTATACGAAGTCCTGACCATCGCAAGTTTGGTTTAAGTCCAATACCCGACAAGGTTTATAACGTACATTTCTATGCGTTTGACAAACCTACTGCTCTTGCAAATCACGGAGATGAAATAGCATTTCCTGACCAGTACTCTAATGTAATAACAGCCAGAACTAGATACTATGTGTGGCAGTTTAAAGACAGCCCACAACAAGCAGCATTTGCTTTAGATGATTATAAAAAAGGAATGAAACATATGAAATCTAATTTAATTAATCCTGCTCCTTCTTATATGTCAGACGATAGGAGATACTTCTAAGAATGCCTGCATCACAACCCTATACAGTAGCATGTTCAGGTGGACTTGTAAAGTCTACTAATGCTATAGACCTTCTTAAAACTCCCGGAGTTGCTCAAGAGCTTCGTAACTTTGAAGTGTCTATTGAGGGTGGATACAGACGTATTAATGGTTTTGCTAAGTTTGGAAGTGCTCAAGTTACAGGTAGCATAACAAATATACTAGGAGTTATTCCTTACGCAGATGGTGTTATAGCTTGTGCAAGTACTGGAATATATTTTAGTCAAGATGGGAACAGTTGGTTAAACGTAAGCAGAAGTTCTGTAGCTAGTGGTGGAGACAATCATACAGCCTTTACAGGACGAAGTGTTTTAGCTAGGACAGGACAAGGACAAATAAGTTTTGCTTTGTACGAAGCAGCTACTGACGATTATGGTACAATTGTAATATCCGATGGAGCAAACAAACCTTATGCTTTTAGAATGGAAGGTACTGGTGCTAATATTAATACTCGTACTTTTTTTGGTGCTGAAATAACAGTTAATAGTGCAAAATACGTTAAGTATGTTACAATACATGACAATCATTTAATTGCTGCAGGAGTAGAAGATAATCTTAATACAGTTTATTATAGTGTTAATAATGATGTAACTGATTTTAATTCTAGTGGTTCAGGAGCAATAGTTATATCTGACCAAATTGTAGGCATTAGAGGTTTCCGTGAGGATTTATTTATATTCTGTGAGAACAGTATTTATAAACTTATAAATATAAATAACTCTTCAACGATAGCTGTAGTACCTGTAGCCGAGAACGTAGGTTGCATGAGTGGTTATAGTATTCAAGAGATTGGTGGTGACTTAATATTCCTAGCACCAGATGGATTAAGAACAATAGCAGGTACAGCAAGAATTGGTGATGTTGAGTTAGGCACAGTAAGTAAATCTATACAACCCTTACTTACAGCATTAGCTAGTACAATTGACCAATATGTTATTAGTAGTGTTGTAATAAGAGACAAGTCTCAGTATAGATTATTTTACTCAGACATTCTTACAGACGAAAATCAACAACGTGGTATAATAGGCACACTAAGACCAAATGGTTTTGAGTGGTCTGAAACAAGAGGATTAGAAGTTACAGAAATAGGTTCAGCCTTTAATGAATCAGGTATTGAAGAATACTTTCATGGCAATACAAATGGTTATGTATACACACATGATTCAGGAAATTCATTTGATGGTACAAATATTTTAGCTCGTTACGCAACACCCGACTACGATTACGGAGATTTAGGAACATTAAAAACTTTACACTATATGAAAGTTTCTGCAGCAGCAGAAGGTGTAGTAGAACCAAATATAAAACTTAGATTTGATTATGGAAATCGTAACATACCACAACCTTCAGGTGTAGTTGATTTAGGTGTAATAAACGCTCCTGCTATATTTGGCGAAGGAGAATTTGGGTCAACAGTTTTTGGAGGAAGTAACAATCCTCTTATTAGAGTACCTTTACAGGGAAGTGGACACAGTAACAATTTTACTTTTATAAGTGATGATACAAAATCATCCTATACAATTAATGGTCTATACGTAGACTACATACCTTCAGGCAGGAGATAACAACAAATGGCACAAACATATACTAGACAAAGTTCAATAGCAGATGGAGATACTATTACTGCTTCTTTATTTAATGACGAATACAATCAATTACTAAATGCTTTTGTGTATAGCTCCTCGAGTGCTAGTGCTACTGGTCATAGACACGATGGAACAGCAGCTCAAGGTGGTAACATACACACGATTGGTGATTTAGATTTCCTTAATAAGATTTTAGTAACTGGTAATACTTGGGAGTTTTATGTAGAAGTTTCTAGTGCAGCAGCTAAACAAATGGTTCTACAGGATGGTGCTTTAGTACCTAATGCTGATAGTGACTTAGACTTAGGAACAAGCTCAGTATATTTCAAAGATGCTTTTATAGATTCAATAACTACTACAGGTAACGTAGCTGTAGGTGGAAACTTAACAGTCACAGGAACAACTACCTTTAATGGTGGTACGCTTACTCTTGGTGATTCTGCAGCAGACAATGTTGTATTTGGAGCTGATGTAGATTCTAATATTATTCCGGATGATGATGGTGCATACGACCTTGGTAGTTCTTCACAAGAGTGGAGAGACTTATATATAGATGGTACAGCACACATTGATACGTTAGACGTAGATGTAAACGCTACCATTGCAGGAACTTTAGGTGTTACAGGTGTACTAACCGGTACAAGCTTAGACATCTCTGGTGACATTGATGTTGATGGTACAACTAATTTAGATGTTGTTGACATAGATGGAGCTGTTGATATGGCTTCTACACTAGCAGTTGCAGGTGTTTTAACAGG